AGAGTCAGGCGGCATTGGCAAGGTTCCAGACTGCCGGCGGCAAGATTCAATGGCTCGTCAGGAATGACCACGAATGCACGGCAGAGTTCAGCCACGCTGCCGGCGGCACCCTTCAAGTCTCTTGGACTATGGATCGCGCCCATGCTGCCGGTCTCACGGGCAAGCAGACATGGAAGCAGTACCCTACCGCCATGCTCTCCGCCAGGACGGTTGCAGAGGGAGTAAGGGCAGTATTCCCCGCCTGTTTGAATGGAGTCTACCTCGCAGAAGAGGTGCAGGACTTCGACTCCCGCCCCGTATCCACCGGCAAGTTCCAAGCAGTCAAGGCTTCCCTCCCCCCTGTTGAGGAGAAGGTCATTGAAGGCGAGGTGCTTCAAGTGGTCGAGACTCCCAAGGTTGAGAAGGAAGATCCCTTGGATGCCATCTACGAGCTTGCCGAGACGGACAAGGTGACAGAGGAGAAGATCCTTGGATTCCTAAAGAGCAAGGACGCAATCCCTGCCGAAACGGAATACCTCGCAGACATCAAGCCGGCAATCCTTCGCCGCCTCAAGAAGTCATGGCCCCAGGTGATCGCGTTCACGGTCGGAGCTTCAATCGAGGAGGCAGCATGAGTCGGCATCACCCCACCCTCTCGCCTTCGTCGCTGGACAAGAAGGCAGCTTGCCTGCACTTCACGGGCGGCAAGCCTGTAGGAAAGGCCGCGAATCGTGGAACCGAACTCCATGAGAAGTTGGCGGACGCTTTCAATCGCCGCGAGACCCCTTCTGACCCCCTCCTCAAGAGGGCGGCAGATCGGGCGCGGAACTACATCGCCTCCGTGCAGGGCATTGAAGAGGAGGTGCAACTCCTCGACAACGACCTCAACCAGATCAGCTTTGGAACGGTTGACCTTTGGGGTCACTCGCAGGATGGAGGGCTTGTCTTGGTGGATTGGAAGTCCGGGGTGCAGTCGCCCGAAACCTATTTTCACCAGATGGCGTTCTACTCCCTTGCCCTCATGGAGCAGGAGGACGCCGATGAATGTCAGGCGGTGATCGTCCCTATTGACAACGACGATGCCGAGGCATTCGCAACGAGCTTCACCCGTGAGTCAGCGGCAGAGTTGATCTACCCCCTCATTGAGAGGATCAAGGCGAATGCCGAGAACCCCCGTGAGAACCAGTTCTGTAACTGGTGCGCGAAGCGGAAGGAATGCCCTGTATGGACGATGCCTGCCGCTGAAGCGATCACGCCCGTTCGGGAGAAGTTGCTGTTCACGGAGTCGGATGCCCTTGAGAGGCCAGAGCAGTATATGGACGCCTTCAAGAAGCTGGAGGGCATCTTTGAGTCATGGGGCATCCGCGAGGCTCTTAAAGCCAAGCTAGAGGCCGGTATCCCCGTCCCTGGATGGAAGCTCCAGACCCGCAAGGGTGCCGCATCGGTGAACGATGTCGAGGCAGTCCTACGCGAAGTCGTGGAACGAATCGGGTATGCCAAGGCATCCAAGTTCGTGAGCATCAAGGCAGGCGAGATGCTGAAGGTATGGTCGGCCTACACTACGGGGGATCTCCCCGCCGGTGTCGAGGTCATCGAAGGCGAGGGCACAACCGCACTTGTGCAAGCAAAGGGGGGCAAATGAGCAACAGCAACCCTACGCAGGCCCAGGTGATCTTGGATCATCTCCTCTCTGGCAAGCCTCTCACGGCGCTCGACGCACTCAACGAGTATGGATGCTTCCGACTCGCTGCCCGTGTCCACGAACTCCGCCGCGCCGGTCACGACATAGAGGAGACGATGGTCTCTTCCAAGGCAGGGAAGCGCCATGCGAGTTACTTCATCCGCGATTGCGCCTTCGCACAACAGGAGCTTTGCCTCGCATGATATGCGCGAACTACACCTCTTCGCTGGAGCCGGTGGAGGCATCCTTGGTGGACACCTCCTCGGACACACAACTGTCGCAGCAGTTGAAATCGAACCCTATTGCCAAGCAGTCCTCAAGCAGCGACAAGCCGACGGAATACTACCTCTTTTCCCTATTTTCGGAGACATCCGAGAGTTTGATGGGAACCCTTGGAGAGGAAAGGTCGATGTCGTCGCGGGCGGCTTCCCCTGTCAGGACATTTCATCTGCTGGTCGAGGCGCTGGGATTACAGGAGAACGGTCGGGCCTTTGGGGAGAAATGGCGCGAATTATCGGTGAAATACAACCCCGATACGCATTCGTGGAAAACTCACCAATGCTCACTTCTAGAGGGCTTGGACGAGTTCTCGGAGACTTGGCCGAAATGGGGTATGATGCAAAATGGTGTGTGCTGGGAGCGCATCATTGCGGAGCGCCCCACAAACGAGACCGAATCTGGATTCTGGCGCAGTCCAGACACGGGACAAGGGGGAACATCGGGATTGCTAAAGAAGGGACTCAACAAACGAGCGAATGGTCAACCTATCCAGATCCGACTTGTGGATCAGGTGAACAATCCGAGGTTTTGGCCCACTCCAGCGGCAAGGGATCACAAGGGAGCCAACAGCCTGCACCATGTAACCGTGGCGGGGGGGGGGCGCAAGCACATGGATCAACTGGCGAATGCCGTGAAATACGCAACTCCGCAGTCGAGGGATTGGAGATCACCAGCAGGGAATCTGGATCGCTGGAACAACCCGGATCGCAGCAGGAACCTCAACGATCAGATTGGTGGGCAACTGAACCCTCCCTGGGTCGAGTGGCTAATGGGGTGGCCCGTAGGGTGGACAGACTTAAAGCCATTGGAAACGGACAAGTTCCAATCGTGGCAGCAACAGCATGGAGGATTTTAACATGGAAGTAGGACGCATTAACTTCGGGCCGGCGGCAACGCCGACATTCCCAGAGGATGACTTGAACAGGTTGAGGCGCCTCTCGGATTACCTCCGAGACCTCGACACCGACAGGTCGGAGCTACAGGAAGCCCTCGACGGACTCATCCAAGAAAACGACGAACTCCAAGCGGAGGTCGTGAGGCTCAACCAACTCCTCAACGGAAAATGAACCGCAAAAAAAGTCACCAAAGCAAGCTGTCCCCAGAAGACCAATCCAAGCTCCGAGCCATGAGGTCAAGAGGCCCGGAGGAGTGGATGGAAATGCTCAACGCACTACCCGAAACCATCAGGCAATTCGCCGCACGGATTGTGTGGTGGGACTGGTTTGCCACCCGCACGGTTTCCGAGAGATGGCCCCACTTGGATACCTACCTCAAGTTTACGACCGAGGAGGCACCCTACGCCCCCCTAGTCGAGGCGCTTGAGACCCTTGGCTACCCCACCCGCACAGCTTTAACCCGCGCAGATGACCCCAGATCCAAATAACCCCCAACCCCAAAAAACCATGAGCAACGAACAAGACCCCCTGTGGCTACAACGCTGGAAAGAAGAAGGCATCCGCTACCTCGGAAAGAATGGAACTGGTCATATCGACCACCTCGACCGATGGGAGCAGGCGTACAAGATCGGAGGTGCTGACGGTCATGCCGAAGGCAAGCATGAGGCAATCGAACTTTGCATCGGCCTCCTGTACCACCAGTACCGGCACCTCAAGACCTTCCACGGCAAGGAGGATGATCGCTGCCTAATTCTGAAGAATGCGATCCTTGAGATCCGAGAGGCCCAGGCACAGGAGATGGAGCAATGAACTCAAGAGCCAAAGGATGCAGGGGGGAACGGGAGTGGCGTGACCAACTACGGGAGGCCGGTTTCCTCAAGGCCCGTCGAGGTCAGCAGTTCTCTGGTGGCACCGACTCCCCGGATGTCGTCTGCCCAGAACTGCCAGATGTCCACTTTGAAGTGAAGCGAGTGGAGTCAGGCAACCCGTACAACTGGCATGATCAAGCCAAGTGTGACGCCGGCACCAAGTACCCCGTTGTCGCCCACAAGCGCAATGGTAGGAGGTGGCTTGTCATCCTTGAAGCTGGACATTTCCTAGACATCATCCGTCGGTCGGATCTGGTGGATCAAGCCGACTACAAGAAAGCTATCGAATCAATTTAATATGCTCACAGCACCACCATCAACCCCATTTAACTTTATCTCCCTTGGGGCGGGAGTTCAATCATCAACCCTAGCTCTAATGTGTGCAAAAGGTGAAGTCGGCCCAATGCCAGACGGAGCTATCTTTGCCGATACGCAGGCCGAGCCAGCAAGTGTCTACAAGTGGCTTGATTGGCTAGAGACGCAACTCCCCTTCCCTCTTTACAGGGTCACAAAAGGAAGCCTGACAGAGAACGCCCTGAAAATAAAAACATCAAAAAAGGGGGAAGATTACACAACAACAAATATCCCCTTGTTCACACTTACTGAAGACGGAGTAAGGGGGAAAATCCCGAATAGGTCATGCACCTATGATTTCAAGATCCAGCCGATTATGAAGAAGGTTCGGGAACTTGCAGGAATTAAGAGAGGGCAGAAGGAGGTTTCGATCACTCAATACATCGGAATCTCTTGGGACGAGTGGCACAGATGCAAGCCTAGCAGGGATGTATGGTCACAATCCCGTTGGCCTTTAATTGAGTTGCGAATGGAGCGCCGTCATTGCTTGGAGTGGATGGAGAAGAACAGATACCCGAAACCACCTAGAAGTTCCTGTGTTTATTGCCCTTTTCATTCTTCAACAGAATGGAGGAGGTTGCAAACAGAGGAACCAGAAGAGTTTCAGAAGGCAATTCAGTTTGAGAAAGACCTTCAAATCGTAAAGGCGAAAACCTCTGACAATTTCCATTCTATCCCATTCCTTCACCGATCCTGCGTCCCTCTGGATCAGATCGACTTCAGATCCGACTTTGAGATGGGACAACTGGACATATTTGCGGCTCACCACGGTTGCGAAGAGGGAATGTGCGGAGTTTAATATGCACTACTACGAGCATCACATTGGAGACTATCGGAGGGATACCTCTCACCTCTCCCTTCTGGAACATGGGGTATACCGGCAGATGATGGATTGGTATTACCTCTCCGAGTCTCCCCTCCCCAGCAATTACGAGATCCTTTATCGCAGGCTAGGTGCCAGGACTCCCGAAGAGGTGGACGCTATACGCTATGTTGTGACCGAGTTTTTCAAGGTTGACGGAGAAACCCTTGTCCACAAGAAATGCGAGGAGGTTCTGTCCGAGTACCGAGATAAGTCCGAAAAAGCCAAGGAAAACGGCAAAAGAGGGGGTCGTCCACGCAAAATCAACGACTTACAAAACCCAACCCTTTCTTCTGGGTTTCAAAATGAAAACCAAACGGAAACCAAAACGAAACCAAACCAAAACCTAACCATAAACCATAAACCAATAACCAATAACCATATCCCCCCTACCCCCCAACTGGGGGGGGAGGGGGAAGTGGCGGTGATTGGCAGGGATTGGGCCGCAGAGTTCAATGCGTTCTGGGCCGAATATCCAGAAACTCGCAAAAAGAACCGCTATCGCGTTGAAAGCGCATGGTCGGCGCAACGTCACCACTTGCCACCTAAAAACGAGCTACAGGCGGCATTACGAGCGTTTAAGGCATCACCAGAATGGAAGCGAGAGGGTGGAAAGTTCATCCCGGCACCAGAAACGTGGATCATGGAACGCCGATGGCAGGACGCACCGGCCTACTCTCCCAAGGCTAAACCGGCACCCAAGTCAGAGGTGGACGAAGCCGACGCATTCGCCTGGAGGGCGGAAGCCTACCCCGAATCGTTAGAGGTTCACCCAAGCGCCCAATCCTTCCCCTTCAAAATCTGGCCCGAATCCATCCGGGCAGAGTACCGCAACCGCAACAACCAACTCCAGGCAGCATGACCGACACACCACGAACTGATGCCATTGAGTTTCGGCATTGCCCCCCACAACCAAAGGAACTGCTGAAAAAGCATCAGGACGCTTATGCTTTATCCAGAGAACTAGAGCGAGAACTCGCCGAAGCACAGGCAGAGGTCGAGAGGCTTCGAGATGCTCTCAAATCATGCTTTTGGGCAACCAATACCTATGACGGAAACTACACAAGAGCTTGCGATAATGTTGCAATGATCGCCGTCAACGCACTGAAAACCCAAGACAAGGAACTAATATCCTTGACACCTGACAAAAACCATCAGTAAAATTACCGCAATTATGGGAGTTAGTAAACCACGCAATCAAGGTAAAGGAGATGGAAGACGCGACAACTTCAAAGCGTTCAGCGCCGGCATCAAAGCTATCCAGAAACCTTCAAACTGGACACCTCACGGCACCGTGTTCCTCCGCAAAAACAACCGAACCATTGTGAAGTATGGGTAAAAAGCCCTCCAAGGACATCATCCCGGTTGAACCTAAGGCGCCGGCAAAGATGGGAAGACCATCAAAATACTCTGATGAGATTGCCTACAAGATCTGTGAAAGGATCGCCGCTGGCGAATCGCTCCGACATATCGCCATGATTGAGGGAATGCCCTGCGTGGACACAATCAGGGAATGGGTAAGAGATAAGAAAGACTTTTCCGCACAATACGCGCGCGCGAAGGAGCTTTCCGCTGATTCCTTCCTAGAGCAAATCCAAGAGATTGCCCATGACGGGCGGAATGATTGGGAGGTCATAGAATCCGAGCGCACAGGACAGGATCGCATCGTCCTCAACGCTGAAGCAGTCCAACGCAGCCGACTCCGGGTGGACACCTTGAAATGGGTCATGTCCAAGCTGGCACCCAAGAAGTACGGGGAAAAGGTGGAGCATGAGGTGAGCGTGACCAACTACAAGGTGACTCTAGGTGGCGACTACTAAAGAAATCGAAATCGAGATCAAGCCCCGCAAGCAGTTTCGGCCCTTCTTTGAAACTGACAGGCGCTTCTCTGTGATCCTTGCCCATAGGCGAGCCGGCAAGACGGTTGCCTGTATCCAGAAGTGCTTCATCAAGTGCATGACTCACAAGCGCCCTGGGCCTCCCGTGCGGGTAGCCTTCATGTCTGGCACCTTTGGTCAAGTCAAGGACACGGCATGGGCCTATGCGAAGGACTACGCTAGGAAGGTGGGGGATTGCAGGGTCAATGAGTCGGAGTTGACCATAGAGTTCTCCAACAAGGCGGTGCTGAAGCTCCTCTCCTCGGAGAATGCGGAGCGCATCCGTGGGCAATACTTCGACCTGGTGGTGAGCGACGAGACGGCAGACTGCCCGCCCAATGTTTTCCATTCGATCATCAGGCCGGCACTTGCCGACATGAAGGGGGATTTCTGCGCGATTGGGACGCCAAAAGGCAGGAACCATTTCTGGAAGATGTGGAACGCTGCCCTCAATGATCCCGATTGGTTCACCCTGCGGGTCACGGCAGATGAAAGCGGCATCATTGATCCCTCTGAACTGGAGGGGATCAGGAGGCAGACGCCCGATGCCATCTTCAGACAGGAGTTCCTATGTGACTTCTCCGTGGGTCGGATCGGTGCCATCTATGCGAGGTTGCTTGAGGACGCCCGTAATCAGCGCCGAATCTCCAACGACACCCTCTGGCACAAAGAATGCCCGGTCTACACCTCTTGGGATGTGGGCATGGCACTCAATCAGCGGGTCTGGTGCTGGCAGATCATCGGGGACAGGATCGTGTTCCTTGAATCCCTCTTCGGAGACCATGAATGCGGGACGCCTGCGGAGTGGGCGGAACGCTTGAGGAGCCGGGGATACTCTTATGGCAGCCATTTCATTCCCCATGATGCGGCGACAGCCAATGGGGGCCTTTGGGAACAATCCCTGCGGACTGCCGGCCTCATGAACATTGTCCCTGTACCAAGGCAGAACTCGGTGTGGGATGGGGTGAATAGCGCCTTGGAAGCTATGCCAAGGGTGTCCTTCAACGAGGAGGGGTGTTCCCTTGGTCTCGATTCCCTCGACCAGTACCATGCCAGGGCAGAAACCGATGGGACAACAATCAGGGATGTGCCTGTCCATGACCATGCCTCCCATGCCGCCGATGCGTTCTCATTGGCATTTCAAGCGATCAAGGCCGGCCTAGTAGTGGATCGTTCGGCATTGCCGAGGGGAATCCGCAAGCATGGTCGCCCGGATGTCATCATGGGATTTAGGGGATGACTCCCGTTGAACAGGTAGCAGCCCTCTACGATGGGAGTCGGTCATTTCGCTCCGACTTGGAAGCGTATCTCCTGCGAGGTTATGTCATCTCCACCCCGACTTCCTTCTGCATGGCAAGGGCAGTCCAGAAGGGGGCCGATCACG